TCTACATCTTCAACAACGATTTCAATTGAATCACTTGCGCCTTCAGCAGCATCATTATACTTTAGCGATAATATATATTTTGTGATTTCTTGTGAAATATTTTTACCGTTATAGAGTACTTTTATTTGTACTTTGTCAACAGTGCCGACCGCTTGCGATTCTATCATATTACTGTTTCCAAGGTGGCAATAATTCTTTTTTTGTATCTACTACATCAAGTATTGGAATGCGTAGCACTACGCCTGCTTCAAGGGCTGAATTTAAAGGTATTTCAGGGTTTGCCATTTGTATGCTTGGCGTATATTTTGGATCACCGTATTCAATAACCGCTATGGTATCCCATCGCTCACCGCTTAACACAACATGTGGTTTATAATCCATAGGTTTATTTTTTATACTTTTTATACTGCTTGTCTAAGCGTGTACGACTTCGTAAAAGGAGCTGTTGCACCACCTACATTGTTTAAATTTGCTTGAAAGTCTCTGTTTGCCTGCATGGCGCTACTCATATCATTAACTTGCAATGCAGACTGCAACAACTTCAAGTCGTTAGCGCTTCGCTCAGCTTTCTTTTTCAAATTTTGCGCTTCAGACACCAATCTAAAAACGTTAGAAACAATAATTGCTGTTGACGCTAATTTTTTTTGTATCTGTTGAGCATGAAGCAATGCAGATTTTACCTTCTGTGCCCTTGTTGCAGGATTAGTATTTGCATCCTGTATATCCTTATCCATCTGTGCAGCCATTGCTGTTGTATCAACATGATTCGATACCAGCTGACCGGAAACAGGTTGATTGGTGGCAATACTATTGAATCTTGCGGGATCATTTGAGCTGATTGCCTTACCATTGTTAATGGTGTTCAATTCCCCCACATACTCACTACATGCAATATCTAAAATACTTTCAAATATAGTTCCATCGTCCAAGGTTTGATCTACCGTTTCGCTGATATTTGATATAACAAAGTATCCCAAAAATTCGCCTGTACCCAAGGTAATAGGCAATACGTTTTTGTTGACCATGTTGTTTTTAAAGCGCGAAGCTTCAGCAACCGGATCAACAAACTTTCTGTGTAATTTTATTTGAAATTTTAACTTTATTAAATTATCTCCAGTGCTTTGAAGGCGCGGCTTTGCATCAATCAAAGCATGTTCTACAAGTGCAATGCCTTGGTCGCTCTGAAAGCCTGAAAACCCGTATGTGTTAGATAATACTATATCACCGATCTGCGCGTACATGCCTGGCATAATTTATTATTAAAAGTTGGTTCTATTTGTTTTTGCTTTTGCCCTATCCATCATACGCACAATATCGGCGCTGTGTTCTTTTAGCATATTCATAAAATCTTCTTTATTAGCACCCGCACCAATATGTATTACTGGTGCATAGTTAATATGATACCCGCCACCGCTCGCGCTCGATAAAGACGGCGCTTTACCTGTCATTGCATTAATTGCCGATCCTGCAACATTAGACATGGCTTTTACAAGCGGCGCTCCTTTTATGCTTGATGCGATAGTTTCAATTATTTTTATTTTATGCAAGTCTTTGAAAGGTCCCGTTTTTGCTGGAGAAAATGGAAGTAAATCACGCATGTTGCTGACTACTTTCTTTAATACATCAACAGGAAATGTAGCAACGGACCAAATACCCTTGGCAATAGATTTAATTATATTTACACCTGCGTTAAACATTTTAGGTCCAACAATGCTTGAAATCCAATCACCAACACTAGAAAAAATATTTTTTACACCAGCCCATAATTTTATAAAATATGAAATTATTTTATCCCAATTTTTATATATTAAAATTTGTGGTGCAAATAAAAATTTAAAAACTTTAGTCATGTCGCTAACAAAAGCATTAAATGATGCCTTTAAATTTCCCCACAATTTTATAAAGAAAGCCTTTATAGGCTCCCAATAAACAATAATTAAAGAGATCGCAAGTATTGCGGCCGCTGCAATTAATATAAATGGATTCATTGCCATTACTATATTTAAAACTTTCATTACGGCAATAATCCCCTGTACTATTCGAACTACGCCGGCAATCATTAACGCAGCACTTACAAAGGCTGTCATTGTTAAAGCTAATTGCGTAATACGAGGATGCATGCTGACAAAATTTTGTATGCCTACAGCAAGCCAATTCATAAGTTTTATAAGCCTTGTTAGTGTCGGTTCCATAGTTTTACCCATACTAGCAAAAATGTTTGTAACAGTACCCTGAAAAGCTTCATACTGACTATTTAAACCTGCTGTTTTTATTCCTATTTTATCAGCTAATGTTGCTTGTCCAGCCATAGCAGCAGACATGGAATTGAACCCCGCACTTCCTTTGTCTGCGAGTATGTTCATGAAATTACTATCAGCACCAGCGCCTAAGAATGAAGAAGAAATTAAATTTTTCTGCTCAGCCGTTAAGTTTTTCATTTTATCAAATTGCGCCATCATGTTTTCTAAACCTAAAAACTTACCAGTTTTCTTGTCCATGAACTCCATGGTAAACCCAAATTCTTTTGATGCTGCATTTAACTTATTCATTGCATCAGGGTTCAACATGGCTTTAAACATGGAAGTCATACCCGTACCTATAGTTTCGCCTGATTGGCCTGATTTAATCAACATAGCATCAACTGTTGCCATTGCCTTTGAAGCTTCGAGGCCTTGTATACCCATCAATTTTAATGCACCTGTACTACGTGCAAAAGCATATTGCATTTCTTGCGCATCAACACCGACTTGTTTTGTTCTTGCAATGGTATCTAAAAAAGCCATCATTTCGCTATCTGCAACGCCGGTTGCTTCCTTCATTTTAGCGGCAAATTTGCCAGCTTCATCATAAGGCATTTTTAATTGGATTGCAAGAAACGCGGCACTTTCACCAACACCGGATAAAATATTTTCAGCATTCAGGCCGCCGTTGATCATAGCGGTGAACATGGCATGAAAATCTGAAGTTGTGCCTGGTAATTTATTTCCTAATTGCGTTGCAAGTGCGTTTATTTTTTCAAATTGCTTTTCATTAAAAATACCGCCGTCGCCTGTCATTGTAGATCGCAAATCCAAAGCGCCTTCCTGAAGGTCTGCAAAATCCTTTGTTGCTTTACCGAGAAATGTAAAACCAGCGGCACCTGCACCCGCAAGCCCCAAGCCTTGCGCAAACATTTTTTGTGAATAATCCTGAAGGTCTTTTAATTCTTTTTTACTCTTACCAACAGCAGATTGTACTTCGCGACTCATTGCGTCGTAAGCCGTCAACATAACCGCAACCTTCAAAAGATTATTCATATTAATTTATTTGGGATGATAACAACGAAGCCCACTATGCAGCAGGCTCCGGATTCTGTCTATTATATTCTTTTACTGCTTCGTTGTACCAGTAACAACATTCATCTAAAGTTTTTTCTAACCAATCAAACAATGACGTATGAGTGAATCGCGACAAGAACACCAACTGTTGATCGCTAATTAAAAATTTGAGCTAAACGCACCCTGAATTTTTAGGACATCTCTGCCGTCCATTTCATCTAGGTCTTCCCAAACAATTTTCTTACCATCAATAGTTGTAGTCATTGCGATTAGTGCGAATATCATTTTGTCGCTTTCACCGTCTGCTGTACGAGTTGCTTCACGGATATGTTTACCTTTAAAGATTCCAATTACTGCGACTTTACCTGAAGGCAAAGTTATAGTTTGAACCTCTTGCGGTTTTACAGGTAGATTAAAAAGATCTTCTGATTTTTTTATCAATTCAGATCTTGTTTCTTGCTGCATTTCAACATGGTGAGCGGTAGCTTCAATTTTTTCTTTCTTGTTTTCCATATATTTTTTTTATTAATTACGCACCTAAATTTGCACGGAATTTTGCAAATTCATCAACACCATTAACTTTATAAATGTTAGACATCACATCGATCTCTAAAATTTCTTCACCGTCAATTTCTTGTTTGAAGGCATAAACAGTAAGCATTGTTTCTAACTCAACATTGTCGTGTTGCTTAAAACTTCCTAAAGGAAAATTTTTGAATGCACCGGTTAAGAATATCACAACAGGCTTTTCTTCTGTGCGACCATCAAGCGCATTCCAAGATTCAAGTGAAGCTCTAATCTGCAACTGGTGGTTTGAGAAAGGACTTGCGGCCTTCTTCATTACTTCAAGATATAAGGAGTTCCATTTAATTTTCATTTCCATTTTATCCAAACCTGAAGGAAATTCCATGCTGCCAAACATCCCCATGGCTTTGTGTTCGGCCATTTTAAATGTAACAGTAGGAAGCGAAACCTCTTCAGCCTTACCTAATAACGATACGCCATCAAGGTACACGTTAGCATTTGTAAGACGATTAATTTTTATTTTTTCAGCCATTTTTTTAAGCTTTTATTATTGTGCTAATAATTGAGAAAGTAAAGATACATCAACAAAAGAATTAAATGTAATTCGTTCCATTGGAGTGGGTGCCATGAATGTGATTGTATACACAACGTGCCCTAGAGCCAATTCAGAAACTGAATTTAATGAAGGATCAAATTTGCAAGATCCGTCAATCAATGCGCCTTTTTGTACAAGTGAATTGATAAATGCATTTACTGTTGCTCTAACAGAATCAATGCCGCCTTTGTTTATCGGTTGATCTACAAAAGGTAACATTGCAGCTTCAACACTATCTTCTAAAATATCCTTTACTCGTTGTACGTTAATGAAGTTTACAGCTTGCGTATCGCTTGGGAACATTGCTGATCTATTACCCCATGTTAAAAGACCTGTTCCAAAGTCAACAAAATACGCAACAATACCTGCAGCATTTAATTGCTGATTTTCTGCTGTTGGATCTGTAACGCTACATGTGATTATTTGATCAGGCCCCAATACGCCCGCAATAGGCTTGTTTGAAGGTGAAAACCAGTAACCGTTTACGTTATCGTTATTTGCAATAACGCCCGCCATTATTGCACTGTACCATTCTAAAACAAAATCAGTACTTAATGCGCGCGGATCAGGGCTTGGTTTTTTCCATTGTGAAAAAAGCAACGTGTTACGGCTACTTCCTGTATTCCACCCAAATGTGCCAGCAGCACCACGGCCTGCTAATGCAGCAGAAAACTTTGTACCCGCTGGCGCGTCAAGCAAATCAATTGCCCTTGATTTATTTGCATATGTAAGCATCGCAGCAGACACAGCAGGGATAGCGCTATAACCAGGAGAAATAATAATTTTTGGCTTGAATTTGAAAAGTGTTGGTATTAAATCAATCAACGCCATGCCTGTACGAACGCCCGCGACTATCGTTCCGTTTATTTGTGCAGCACTTACAGTTGCAGAATCTAATTTTTTGTATGTTATCTTAATTGAACCATCAGGAATATTTGTTGTATTCAAAACAACACCATTGCCGAACGCATCGATGGAATAATCTGCACCTTCTACATACGTTGTTGTTCCACCTGTGTTAGTTACAACAGGTCTTGCAACTGCAATTGGCGCAAAAGCGGTTTTGAATTTATTTAATGCAACAACAACTGTTTCAGCCGCAACCGCAACCGCGTTATTTGTTTCATTGTAAGTATTAATTACAACAATAACACCTGCGCCTTGTGCCAAAATTGAGTCGAGCGCTTCAGGAATATTAAAACCAGGAACGCGCGGACCAAACTGTGAAGCGTCTTTTGTGGACAGTACAATTGTGGGTGTTTGTAGTGGACCTGTTGGTGCAATGCCTGTCAATACTATGATTGAAGAAGGGACAACCTGAACAGATCGATTCCCTGAAGTGACTGTAATTATTTCTACGCCGTGTAAGAATGCCATATTGTGTGCGTTATATAGTGATGTGCGTTATAGTTGCATTTAAAAACATTGTAATATATTAAAGATATGTTAATTATTAAAATTTATTAATTGATAACAAAAATTATTGATATAAAAAAACACTTCCAAATAAATGAAAGTGTTTTACAATCTGTTTAACTCGCAGCGTCAGCTTATGGCGTTTAGACTATGATTATAATATTTTTAAAGACTTTGCTAATATATATAAAGCAGGCGGTATTGCCAATCCTAAAAAAAACTTTCTATTGCTGTGTTTTTTTATTTTTTTTACTTTTTCTTTTTCTTCATTATTTAAAGCAATCAAATCATTTACCGCTTGGGCTTTTGTTTGATTTTCTTTAGCGCATGAAAACAATTGTATCTCACGCTCTGAAATTATTGAATCTTTAACATTCAACTCTGCATCTTTACCAATTAATAATTCATCACACATATTGCCGCTATTGATTGCGGCGTTATACGTCACAGCCTTGACACTATCAACCAGCTGATCCAACGAATACACCTTTACGGGATTCAATGGTCTTACAATCGCTCTAAGTGCGTAATATGAAACTGACAGTTTTTTGTTTTCGGCTGAAAGTATTGAATTTTCTTTTTTAAGTTTCGCAACAATCGAATCCGAAATTTTATTTATCTGTGCGTTTTGTGCCGTTTGGATTGAGTCAGCTTTTAGTGAGTGGTTACTCTTTTGTTCCAATACACTTGGTTTCTTATCACATGATTCACAAGTGATAAGAAAAACGCAAAATATTAACAAAGCAATTATTGTTATAGCGTATTTCATAAATATATATTTTTCAAAATGACAATTAAGCAAGCTAATAAAAAAGCGTTACCTCGAATAAACCAAGGCCATTCGATGACAGCTGTTGACGTTTTTGAATTACTGCTAAATCTGTAATCGGGCCTGTTTATTTGCCTTGCGGCTTCATAGTAAAACCCATCATGAAAAAACGAATAAACCAAAACAGAGCAAATAAAGCCTATTAAACTTTCTAAAATTGTAGGATGCACAATGTGTGGCATAGCGAAATATCCAACCAATACGAAAACAACTTTTGTTGCAATCATAATATGCTCATTCCACTTCCATGTTTCAGCAGCTTGGCGGCCGTACAAAACAGCTTCAAGAACACCCGCAACAGCACTGTAACAAATAAATAATAATATTAATAGTTCCATGTTATTTATGATTTACGTAAATTCCTTTTGTGTAAATTTCTACTTCTGCAGCACGTCTTTTTACAAGCCCTCTTACAACAACCCCATTGTCTTTATTCCACTTTGGAAACTCAAAAGGTATTGTGCAGTCTAAAGAATTTTTCAAAACCTTTTTCAATAATGTAGAATCACCCAAGCCTTCTGCAATAGAATCTGAATCAATATCTGTACCAACATTATAAGCAAATGATATCAACGCATCAAATTGATTTTGCGTTAAAACAACTTTTCCTAATAAATAATTAACATCTTTTTCAAAGGATGCAACTATTACATCGAATAATTGATTGGCGTATTTTTGCGTAATGGGTGGATCTTTCAATGTAACCTTGCGGCCGTTAGGATAAAAAGTATTACCCCATCCTATCGTAGCTTTACCGCCACCGTCTAAATATGCAATAAGCTTGCATTTTTCAAATGACTTTATAAATGCGATTCCTAATATACTTGTTTTCATTCTTTTTCTTTTTTATCGTGCTTTAATAATTCAGCAAGTATTGGATATTTAGTCTTGAATCGGTGCATTACAAACCGAAGTATCATGGGTAATAACACGCCTATACTTACAGTTATTATTGTCAATGTTATTGCACCAACAATATGTGCAATCCCTATTAATCTATCAATTCCGCTAATTGTAAGTATACTTATACAGGTTCCAATGATTGGCTCAAATTTTAGCGACGTTACATCACCTTCATAAATTTGAGTTAGTAAATATTTGCAAAATCTAGTCATTATTTTACTTCTTCTTTTTTATCCGGAACACCCCTAATTAATTTAATTATTGATATGATTGTTTCAACCGTCGCAAGTCCAAGCAATACCCATATTGTAAGCAATATACTATATAAAACAGTAGTATACATTTCAACAATAGCAATTTGCGCAACTGTAGGATTTGCAGACAGCGAAGCAACTGTAAACGCTTTTTCATAGACAAATAATATTGACGTAAGAAGAAATATTGTAAAATACATTACAGTTACACGCTTTGCGCTCCCTGAATTGTCTAGGCCCTGAAGGGTGCCCACAAGTGTTTTCCAAATGTTGTACATAGTGTTTTATTGAATTGTGGAATAGTACCACTTGTAAGTTGTTGCAGCTGTAAGTGCCGTAGTTCCTGAAGTTAAAGGAAATGAACTTGGTGTAATATTTGATTGATCTACGTAAACCATACTAACGCCGCTTAATGCTGCCGAGTTAGGCCCTGCTGGTGTTATCTGTACGGTACGTGGTGCGCTAGAATATGGCAATGCAAATGTGATAGTTGCAATAGCTGCCGATAGTGTTGGAAGCGTTCCTGTTGTTATTGTAATATAGCCTGCTAAATCTGTACCCGTAACCGATATGGTTGGACCTGTTCCGGCCCCTGCACCTGCTGCAATGGTTGGGGTTGCGCCGCCGCCTATTAAATGATTAACAACGGGGTTTGTAAAATCAGACAACCATGCAACTGTTTGCCTGTTTAATGAAAGTGAAGTTGTATAAAATCTTGTTCCATCATACTCAATCGCACCTGCAATTGGTGTTGTTGCTAACGCCCCAGCCGACACCGTACCTGCTACTGTTTGCGCTCCCGTTGTTGATCTTAAATAAGAAACAGAGTTTGTTGTACACGCCGTTACTGCTACTGTAGCATTGTATCCCGTTGGTGTAATTCCTAACACCGCAATCATTTGCCCCACGTAAAAAGGAGGTGATAACTGTGTAGCAAATCCAATAGTTGCTACAGTCCCTGTACCAGATGCCGATGTAGTAACAAGCGTAAGGCTTGGAGTGAGAACAATAGGTGCGCTCGTAGATGTACCATGTTGAACGGTTACAAATCCATTAAGCGGGGCGCGTCCTAATCCAAATTGATTAGATGTATTTACCTGCCATGCTGTGGCTTCAGAATTTTTTAAAACTAAATTATTGGAAGCGTCATTAATAAGATGGTAATAACTACCGCCAAAACTTCCATTTCCGTTATATGTGCTAAATTCAAGAACCGTTTGAAAAGAGCCTGACGGCTTTGTTAATTTAAAATACACACTACCTGATCCCGATATTCGAGCAGAAGTGTTATTTGCTAAGTGCCAGCCGTAAATATCGTTTAATTGGAGTGGCCCATTACGGTTGTAAATTTGACTTGTAAGTCCATCGCTGTTAGCGAACGACATATAATATGGTATATTATTATCTGTTTTGGTTTTTAAATCAAAGATAGAATATACACCTGCATTTGCAGAAGCCAAAGCCACTGTCCCATACTGCGCGCGCGATATGCCGCCCATTGTGGTTCCTGCAATATTGTTATAAGTAATTAATTCAACTGCGTTATTTACATAGTTAAATATCATTGCAGGGCCGCGGTAATTAAATTGAGAAAAGGTAGATGAGCCGACAAAACTTTTATCTGTAGTCCCCATTGGCGAAATTCCAGACAGACTACCTTTAATTACTTGAACAGGGATTTGTGTACGAATTTCGTTGTTTTTATTTTTAGAATAATCCTTGCTAATATTTAAGTGCTGTAAAATAGCGTCACTCATTAACTCATTTATTGCTGCGCCTGGGTGTATTCCGTCATCAAATTGACTAAACGATCCAACAATACTATTCAAATGAACTATTTTATTAGCAGGTAAATTCGCATATATAGCGGTATTGAATATACCAACCTCTGTAGTATATGTATTCCTGTCTAAAACAGTACAAAATGTGATATCTGTAAACCCTGCGTTATTTAATCTCGTTATAAACGCTTGATATTTTGCGAATGCTACCGTGCCACCCGATGCTGAAATTTGATTTGAACCTAGAGCTAAAATTATTTTCTTAGGATTAATTAAGTTTAAATAATTAATAAATTCAGGTATATTAAAATCATCTATGTTAGCTTGTCCACAAGCTAACTTCACCAAGTCAACTCCTGCATTATATAAGTTTGATTTATAAGTATATTCTTCGTTGTAAACTGTAGCCCCTGCGGTTATTGAATCACCTATTAAAACATATTCAGGATTATATTTATTTAAATCTCTAAATGAAAATTTTGTGAATCCGTGGTTTGCGCCACCCATTGAGAATATAGCTAGCTTACCTATGCCTATCATTGAATTAGCAATGCCTATTTTTATTTTAAACTTAAATGATATTGTAGGACGTGTAGCAGCTGTAATATTTGTAGCAGTTATAAAAACTTCATCTACATTATAAGTGCATTTTATGTCAATCAAATCCGAACTTGAAACAGGCATTGTTAGTGTAGGCCCAACGGTATTTGAAGAAATATCTAATCCGTTTTGAATTACCTTTAAATAGGATGCACTAGATGTTGTAGTTTCTAAACCAAATTGAAAATTTCCTAAAAAATAAGGTATGCCGTACATCAAACCCGCCGTATTGATATCACCAACTTTAGTAGTAACCGTAAACTGGAATTTATCAGATGCCACTTTGTAATTATTTACTGTTAAATAACTGCCACTTCCTGCTGCGCCATTATTAACAGTAATTATATTAGATCCAAGTGTCCATGTTGTTGAACCTGTATTGACGTAATTAGCCGCAACCGTACCTGACAAAAACTGCTCATTATATATAACGCCTGTTTCTTGACTAATAATATTTCTAGGCATGTCAGCAAGCGCAAGGGTTCTAAACGTAGGTACAGCAACGCCACCACTTAAAGGGCCGCCGTAAAACGTATTTATTGCCTGTGTTCCAAATGCTGCTTGCTTTGCATTCCAAGTACTTGCAGAAGATATATAAGCGTCTTGAATAGCACCACCCTGCCAAGTCCCAGCACCAACCGTACCAACTGTAGTAATAGAAGGCTGACCAACGTATGCACTTGAAATGTCTATTATTGGTGTTGCACCACCTGTTGAGTTAATACGATTAGTTGTTCCGGATACGGATGCAACCGAACCGCCGCCGCCGCCCGTACCTTGCTTACCGATGACATACCAAGCGGAGCCCGTCCATTTTAGTATAACCGCTGTTGCAGGATCTATTGCGCCGCCAGGTGTTAAAGTAAACGCAACTGATCCAATATTTCCAATCCAAATTTCAGCAACTTTTGTTGTTGTGTTTGTTGGATTAGGGACCGTTAGCGTAACGCTTGCGGTTGTTTGGTTAATATTGATACGTGAATATACGTCAACAGTAGATGGAGCCGTCCCCATGCTTGCTGATGCAGCAAAATTTGGCAATACATATCCGGTTGCTTGGCCGAATGCAAAAGTTGTTGCTAATGTGATCGATAATAATAATAGTAATTTTTTCATAATTAATTAAGAAATTTTTGTGTATTGAAATGTTTGATCGTCTGACATTGTAACAGCAACTTTACTTGCAAGCGGCCCGTTTGTTACCATTATAAATGATGAAATAGGGCTTTGCTTGATAAATTCCATCAATTGATTTATTGATATTTTAACAGGTTTTCCGCACGCTTCAGCGGGTATTAATTCAACGCCTGTTAGCGCTCCTAAATCGTTAGCGTCCGATAATTCTATTTGAATAGTTAACCCCATATTATTTATATTCCTTGTGCATTAATTATTCCTGAATCGTCTACAGATATTTTCCAACTACCACCAACCGCGCCTGTTGATTTTAATACTAAATCCGAATATCTTATTCTTCTAACCGTTGTGGGTGTCATGAATCTATAATCGTTATTATTATTTATATAATAATCACCTTTATTTTGTCCAGTTATTGCAGTAGATCCAACATATTTATTATCTATCCAGTTTGTATCGTTTTCAAGTAATGCAATTGTAGTTGCATTTATAACTTCCAATCCGACACTTTCAAGAACTTTTGCTTTTAAATCAGCACCTGTTATTTTATATGTAATTCCAGCAACAACAACAATAAATAAACTGTCATTACCAAAAACAACAGACGGATCTAATTCACTTATTTTTATTTGTCCAGGCATGTTTTAATAATTTATTGGTAAATCAATACCTGTTGTTACCGTTATATTATCAGCAGTATTTATTTGTGTTAATATAACATCAGCTTCATTACTGTCTAATTGTAAAGCAATTGACTTGCTTGAATAAATCTGTCTGTAAATCCATTCGCCTCTGTCATCTTTAGCAACGTAACTTTCATTCGTAAGATACAACATTGCTTGAAATATATTCTTATTTGGGCGCTGTCCTATCAATAAATTTTTTGTTGCTAACATTAAAGCATAGCAACCAATGGGGCCGCGTCTTGTACGAGCTCTAAAAATTATTTCAAAATCAACCTTACATTCTTGCACACCCGCGCCTGTTGAGGTTGGAAAATTAAAATCACCGCCGCTGTACTGTACATAAATTTGAGACTTTTGCAATATGCTTTTTAATTCCGAATCGTTTTCGGGCATCGGCATAAGCTGAACATTGCCGCCTATTGTCAAAGGTTGCAACAGTACAATTATCGAATCTTCAGCAGCTTCATAATTCATTTTATAATACTGGTTCAATTATTAAATGATAAATTTTACCATCCCATGTTGCAGTGCCGCGCATGCAACCATATTCAATTGATGGATAATTAATGCCTGTCGTTGGATCTATTCCGATTTCACGAATAAAAACATATTCAAGACCATTGCCGCGCGTTGATTCATACAATCCCGGCAAATCTCCTTTTTTCCAGTCAATAGAATACAGGTTAGGAGCAAACTCTGCGCCGCCTAACCTGTATGTTTTTGTTGGATCATTGAATAAACAAAGAGCTTCTAACATAACACCGCCTGTTGATGGTGTCCATGTTATAGCATAACCAAACACTTTATTGATAGTGTTTTGCAAAACATTTTGCATTTTATCAAAAGTGTTTGCCATAAATATTATTCAATTAATTTTGCTGGACCTGTTGCGTCTCCTGCTGCAACAATATCTGCCGCCCAAGCTACAAGAACGTTTGCACCTGCTGCTGCATTTGTTGTCAGTTTTTTTGTTGTGTTGTTCCAATATAAAGGAGCTCCAACTGTCCACGCTTCCGCTGTCGTTTTATCGCAAGACCAAACACCTGAAAATCCGTGCGCAACTTTTTGCGTAAGGTCTGTTTCACTTCTAAGTGGAACACCTAATTTTGTACCGTAAAGTACTGCAACGCCTGTTACAACAGCCGACGTGATAGTGATCTCTAAACCAATATCACCCCTTTGAATAAAATTTTGTGCCATAATATTTTTTAATTTATTAAAAAATTGGGTTGTGCTATGTAGTACAACCCAATTTTTATATTTTGAAATTTATTTATTTTTTTGATTAAGCTCCAGCGTTGCGTACTGCGCCTCTGTAACCTACTGCACCAACACCGTAATCGTGACGTACTTTCCACGTCATGCCATCTTGTGTAAATGCTTCTTCTGAATCCAAGAACGGCGTTTGATTTCCGTCTAAGAAAACAACTTCAATAACAGGTTCTGCATTTGGATCTGCAAAAGAATACCAAGGTGTACCAGTTAAACGAGGCGTGCCGATAATGTTTTTATACAAACCGCGTGATGTGTTAGGAACATTAAATTTATTCGTAACATCAGTATTGTACTGTGAATCATTAACGAGCCCAACGTTATCTTCAAGGTCCACAGGTCCCAACCAAACAGAAGGAGAAAGATTTAAAAACTCATTACTGTCTTTATCTTTAATCTTCTTCATTTGTGTTCTAACTGCACCTATAGATGCAACTGAAGGAGCCGCCGCAACTGCTGCAATGTTTCCGTGGTCTGCATGGAACAACGTTTTACCATCAACTAAGATAGGCCCCAAGCCTGCATTTGATGCAAGCACTTTGAATACATCATTTTCAATTGATCTAGACGCTGCACGTCCTAACTGTTCAGCATATTTTGCAATACCGTCCAAGTCATCATTGATAATCATTTGACGTGATACATTAATCAAATTACCTTTTGTACCGGCTTTGATTTTTTCGTAATCAGCATCATTGATTTTTTTCATTTTGTATTCACCATTTTCACCGACCGTATCCAAATCAGAAATAGAGCCCATTCTCAAACGGTTCCATTCTCTAAAATCAGATACTGAACCAACCGCACAAAACTGTCTCCAAACGTCAGCAACTGACTCGTATGAAGCCAATAAAATACGTCTGTTTAAGCCTGATAACAAAATTGGAAAATCTGAAGTGCTTGATGTAATCGCGCTACGTACAATCTCCATTTTGTCCATACCACGGTGATTGATTCCTGCATTTTCCAAGCAATGACGCGCAAGGTCTAGCAATGAATCACCGCGATATTCACGACCTGCTTCTAATTGTGAAACAGTAATAACTTTATTTGAAACAGCACGATCACCAAGCGCTCGCAATACAAGACCTGAAGTCATTGCGTCGCGTCTCTTATCTACTGATTCAACACCCAAACGTACATTTGATGTACCCTTATTAGGATCTTCACTTTCAAATTTTTTCATAAGCTTTTCACGAACCTGATCAACAGACTCATTTGATGCAACATGTTTTTCAATGTCCGCAAGTTGTGTCAATCCTGCTAATCTGCACATTTGCATGATAGCAGTGCTACGCGTACGCTCTGCGCTTGTGGCGGCTGAACGTGTGGCATCTTCTGAAGCGGGCGGCACATCTTTGTGCTCTGCATCTTCAGAAGTACCTTTTGCTTTCGCATCGGCTGCGGCTTGTGCCGCTTCTGCTGCAATGCGCGCCTGTTTTTCTTCTTCAGTTTCTGTTGGCATTTCTAATCTATTTAATTGTGTAATTTTTACGTTTTTAGGTTGTTCGTTTGGAGAACGAACACCGCTATTTATGTCAGCGGGCTTTGATACATTACTAATTTCTGAAGGCTCCCAATCAATCGCTTTTAATGTTCGGATTGAATCACCAGGTAATGTAATTTCTTGATATTCGTAAACGTTATAACCAACGCTTACTTTTGTTTTGATGCCATCTATAACATCCTGCCAAACTTCTTCAGCATCTTTATTTTTTGAATATCTTAATGTTGCAATACCTTGTCCGTTTTCAATGCGTGCATTTTCAATAACGCCTACTTGCTCAGATGAACTATGTTGATCAAGTACCGGCGCGCCCGAATTAATACGATCCATTCTTACGTGACCTTCTTCAAAAGAAAGGATTTCTAAATATGATCCTAGCTCCCAATCATGCATCTGCACAGGTGTTGAAGTGCCAAACACAACTTCAACCGTACGTCTTTCTAAATCAATAGACGATTTTTTTACAGACGCACGCGTGTGCAATGTAGACACCTTAATAGTATCTGCATCGCGCTTTTTAGACCTTAAATTTTTTATTTTGTCTGACATTATCAAAAATTATTATTCAATAATAAAATAAATTTATATTATTTGCAATTGATATCAATTAATTTATTGTTCATTTTGCTGATGAATTTTGAACGGGCGGCATTGCGTTACCCGTTAATAATAGACTTGCATGATTTGGAGCCTGCCGATTGGTGTCAAAACGTGGATCACAAGACAACATCAATTTGAATTTATCAAACAATTCTTGATCTTTTGAAAGTTCAAAAATCAAATCTTCAGGATTCCAGCCAAGCGACGCGACAGCTTCGGACCATGAAGTGAAACCATTTCTCACCTCTTCGCTTAGTCCATTCATTTCTTTAACAGGATCAACCAGTTGTTTTTTAGGTGGTGTCCAGCTAACCGTAACCCCTTCAGCATTACGCCCAACTTTACCCGCAAGTATTGCCGCATCTAAAAACCATTTCCACATTTTATTACAAGCGGGAATCATAACATTATTTTGTAATGCCTCTATTCTTAAAGACTCCGTAATTTGCCCCGCCTTAAATGATGTGTAATTTACATTAGATAAATCACCAGTCAATGACTCGTATGTAATATTAAATGCTGCAGCACCTTTACGCAAAACATTTTTAGAATATTCACCGTATCCCTCTGTCCCAGGCGGTGTTGCAAAAGAAATTGATTTGCCAGGTGGCAATTCCTCAATCATTCCAGGCTGCACTCTTTCAGAAATGGTACCATCGGCTTCATCTGTCATGTCAATACCTGCTGTTCCGGCGGTTATGCTTTCTGTATTGTCATGAATGAAAACAGAGAAACACGCAGCGATCTTTTGGCGCATTAATTGCGCGTCTTCATAATCGTCAAAATCCCTAAATGCCATCATTCCGCTGGATCCGTCAGGTGTGCCGCGTAACTGTCCAGGGCGCAGTACCTCATAAACCTGAATGATATCTTCAATAGGTATGCGCTGCGAAATAGGCATTTGAAAGTAAAAGCCCAATGTTTCATTTGGGTGCCGATCATAAACCCAATAAGCCGTTTTTTTGCCTTTGCTGTTAAATTCTATGCCTTGCGACACGTAATGTCCTTCTTTTACGCTTTCACTTTTTAAATGATCCAACAAATCACCTTCAACCAATTGGTATTGTATAGGTAATAAAGAATCACTTACGCGCCTTCTTCTTATCAATACTTCACCGCTTTCTGTCTTTGCACGCGCAATTAAACGTTGCAATCCGTAAAATGTTAGATTGCCGTCAAAGTCGCATTCTGTTGATTCTGCAAATTGTTTCCACAATTTCAAAATTCTTTTTTTTTCTACTTTGCCAAGCCCTTCTTCATCAATGCGTAGGCGTATCCCATTACCAACAACTTTATTTGCAATAACCTCAACAGCTTTTGAAAAATAAGCATTGTTACGGACTAAATCGCGGGACCTGTCCCGCAAAGTTGTTAAAGCTGTTTGTGTCTCACCGTTTGCAGAAGAAGATACAGTTTTCCAATTTTTAGTGCGTGGTGATTTACTAGCACCATCATAAGACCGGATTAATTGCATCTGAAAACGTGAACGCGCCCTGTCAAGTCCGGCTTGCGGACTTACAAAAGAAACGACGCGATCAATAAAATTTAATTTGGGTGTTTTGCTCATAATCCTTTTGTAAAATTACCTATTCTTCTGCGTCTGTTACCAGTATTTGCATTCATGCCTAAATCGTCAGCCATTTGGGCCAATAAACGCTGCATATCATTTAAGCTTCTATATTCAATTCTCTTATCTGCATATTCAACACGCAATGCGCCAAGTGCTATTGCCGCTTTTAATGCATCATAATCAATCTGAGTCCACAATGGTTGTGCCATAATATCAATATTTATTCAACAATTTAAGTGTTTTTTTAACTATTATTTGACTTTTTTACCAAAAATCTTGATTTCTTTTCACTTTTTTCTTCTTCTCTTTAACAATAGTGCTTAATACAGCCTTCTTAATAACAACCTTAGATAACGCAACACGCAATGCCGCCCATGCTTGCGGTGTCAATCTATCCATACCAATTACAGCAGCTGCACCGCGTGCGTAAGCCCTGCAATCTAAAGGTTCATTTCGGCCGTATACATTTTGCCAAACATAGGTATTATACCCCTTAACAACTTTCAATACCAATGCTTCAGCCGTCAACCCTTTGAAATATTCAACGTTGTATTGTGGAAAATGCATATATCCGGGCGGTGTCGGTCCTTCTATTTTTTCCTGACGCATCCAGCCGTAAATTTCAGATTTAATGACAGAAACACCAAAATGCCATAATTTTATAGTTCCTGTCTTTTTTCCGCTCCGCGTTTTTACGTCAACAGTTGACGGTGTGCGTATTACCGTTTGCTGTGCCGCCTGTCCTTTTATCGGGATTACGCGCCCAGGATCAAAACGCCTGCAAAATGTATATACATGTGTTGTATTGTAACCCGTGTCAATAGCAGTCATCCGGATTGGTACAGGTGTTTGATCTAATTTATAATAAACCTTATCGATCTGAAAAGACAATTGATTCCATACGTCGATGCCGGCCGTGTCGCCTGATATAACTAAATATTCAATACTGTAACTTTCTTTTCCTTCGCACCACCCCACAACTTCCATTTCCAACCTGTCGCGTTGTACATCGACACCCATCGTGATAAATAAAACGTCATCAGGGCACGTACCGATATTATATAATTCACGTCTGTTATATAAATTCTCCCATGGCGGCGTGTCTGTTTTTTCTGCAAAACTTCGGCCTAATACCGTATTCCAAAACGTACGAAGCAATACAACATTGTCTTTTACACGTTCGTATTCTTCTGTTATTTG